ATTTGTAATTGCTTTGTAGCGTCAGTCGTAGAGCGCAACGCGGGGATATATCTGCGCAGCATAGTAAACTCACCCTGCATAGCCAAAGCGGTGTACATCGCCATAGAATTAGCATCTCTGCCGGTGGCGGCGGCAAGACCTATCGCCATTCTTGTCGCCTCTTCGAGCTTGCCCGATGTAACACCGAGATTTTTCATTAGGGACATTATGGACATAGTCATTTCGTCGCCGTAAGTAGTCGTTCTTTGAATTTCTGCGGCAAATGCCTGAAATTTTTTCATCGCAAAATCAGAGTGTTCGCCAGCCGCTTTCAGAGAAGCTCCTAAAAGAAAGACGGCGTCTTCCTGCTTCATCGCGGCTTGAGTTATTTTATACATTGCCGCGCTCGTGCCGATTACAGCAAGAGCTTTTGCGATAGTAGCTTTAATCGAACTCATAGTTTCGCTAACCATAGACTTCGATTTAGCCAAGTCCTGCTTAAGCCGTTCCTGCTTGGCTCGAATATTTACGAATGCGGTATAAAGTTCACCTTCTGCCATTATTTTTTCCCAAACATTCTCATAGCTACTTCGTGAGCGGCCTTGCCAGTCAAGCCTCTCGGCTGTGAATATGAGCCGCCCATCTCAAACTTCATAATCCTGTTCATTTCCTTGAACATTCCCGTAAATTGACGCATTGTTAAATTTAAAGTTTCCACAAGACTAAACCCGTAAAATCTGCAAATCATAGCTATTGCTGTTGACTCAGAGATTCTTTTTGCTTCTGGGTCGGGGATAGTTTTTTTTTAGACTGTGGAAACATTGCTTCCGTTATTTCGCCAAGTTTATCTATCGTTACAATTGTCATAGCGTTATCTGACGTAATTTCCGGGTGAGCATATTTTAAACTTAAATATCCGAGATAGCCCAAGCCTTCGACGGTCTCCATTTCCTTGTCAAATTCTTCATCGCTGATAGAGTCATCGACAAGTTTTAATAATTCGAGAGAATCTACATTACCGATTTTTTGAGCGTCAGAAATTAACCGCTCTCGTCTTTCTTCATTAGTCTTTTTTTTCTTTTCAGATAAAAAACTTTTGAACTTGACAAAATCAATAATACTTAACTCTGAAAAAATCCATTTTTTACTGCCGATTTCTATTTCCGTTCGCCTGCGAATATAACCCTCGAGATTCATAATAGCCTTTCTTTTAAGCTGTTCCTTCTGTTACCGTATTGCTTACCTCTCCGGTGAATTGGAATGTGTAGTTAAGCGTCTCTACATCACCCATATCGGCACCAGCCTCTACGCTAATACACATAGCGCCATTTGCGGCGGAAGCATAACCGCCATCCGCATTAGCCCCAGTTCTCAATAATTCAAGCGTTCCGACGCTGCCCTCTGTGATGGTTCTATCGCCCGGCAGCCTACAATTAACCGTGGCCGTGCCGGTAAGGTGTCCGGTTTCTCTTGTTTTGCCTATGTCAGTAGAATCAACTACGCTGCTTTCCGCGGCATCAGCAGACAGGTTTACGCTCCAACCGAGGAAATTTTCAATCGCAGCCGAGCCAAAATATGCTTCAGAACTTTTGCCGTGATATGTAGATTCAGCCATAAATTTTTCCTTTCAATTATGTATATGCAATATCTGTTGCTTGGTTTCTGGCAAACGTATAACTTATTTTGCCAACGTCATCTTTAGTCGTAGTTTCGGTGATTCCTGTGCAGATTGAAGTTAGCGAAAAACAATGCGTATCATCTACGTATAATTTTAACGCCGCACTTACTCCGAGCTGCGCGATTGTTCCGCGCTCAGTCGCAGCCTGACCATTAACCGTTGCGTCGCCATCTTCCTGTCCGAACTCATAAGTTTTCCAACTTGAGCTCATACAAGACGATTCAGCCACGTCCGCATTAAGCGTCATCGACCAGCCAGTAGCAAAGGCAAGAGCACCGCTTAAATCTACTTTTGCGTTTACTCCGTGAAATACAGCCATATATATCTCCTTAAATAATTGGTAATAAACAATATAGTTTTCCTACGAATATCTGAGTAGATGATTGCCCCGTATAGGTAGTCATCAATTTATACAGTACGTTATACTGCCATACGCCATCTTCATCTTTTGTCAAACTGCCGCCCTGCCGTTTAAATAAAACTGTGTCGTAATCGTCTATCACAAGATTGAGAAAATCAAATCCTTCGCCTTCTGTCGGATTGCCTTTTAACATTTCAAAAATATCCCTTATCTCTGCGGCGGAAGGTTCTTTGCTAAAGACATTGAATTGAATCAGGTAGTTTTCCCACGCCTGCGATGAGTCAATATCAGGCGTATTATCTACCATAGAGACAACACCATAAGGCATAACTGCGTCTTGCGGGGCCTGCGTATCGTATAAATCAGTTAGAACATCCGCCAAGGGGTCTGCTTCAAAGTGTTCGTAAATGGCCTTGAATAATTTATTCATCGCTCATTAGTAGTTAAAAGTTTGTAATTGATTTCATATTTCCATACGTTATCGGATTTACTTAAAGCCGCATTGGTTCGCTGCATAATAACTGTGTTTGAATCTTCAACAACAAGCCCGAAATAATCGTAAGTAGCCTTGATAACTTCAAAGATTGTTCCTATCTGATATGACGAAGATTGCTTGCTAAAGATGTCGAATTTTATTACATAATTTTCCCAGTACTGCGACGAATCTATATCGGTAGTGTTTTCTGTAATTATCATAACCGCATAGGGGAATACTGAATCCTGCGGAGCTTCGGTGTTATATAGACTGGTTATAGCAGATGCGAGTCCGCTTGCGACAAACCTGTCATATAATGCCTTGAAAACATTATTCATTTTGCACCTAATATTCTTTTAATCTCTTTAAGATTTTGATGTAAGGCGGGTCTTAAAAAAGGTTTGCCAGACCAAAATCTTGTTCCTAACTCAACGTGCGGGGCATAATTAAGATTTGAGCCTATTTGAGCATCGTTCTTGCCGGTAAATTTATGGGTGATACTGCGTTTTAGCGAGCCTGTTTTTACGGGACATAAAATCTTTGCAGTTCTTTCCACAAGCAAAGTAGCCATAATCAATCTTTTGGACACTTCTGTTCCTACATCGCTTAAAACTTTATTCGTATTATCTTTTGCTATTTCACTCATTTTTTTACCAGCTTAATATCTATCGTTAAAAATTTATTGAGATTGTCGACGTTATTGATATTGACAATCTCATATTCAATACCATCGTAAACGACAACATCCTCTTCGGTAATATCAACTATATCACAAAAGAGTTTGGCATCTCTGTAATAAGTGTTCTTGTCAAATTGAACTCTTTCATTACCACTTGACCAGTTGATTCGACAGGGCAAATTTTTATGAAGCACAGCCTTGGCTTCCGTAAATCCGCCCATTCCATCAGAGGCTTTTGTGATTTTTTTTATATTTACTTTGACGTTATATAATCCGCGAACACTCATATCGAACCTAAACTCATTTTCTTTTTTATATAAGGTCTAATAATCAAATCAACCGCGGGAATCCCGCTACTGACCGCCCGAACTTCTGAACTTAATGAATAGCTATAATCACCTATTCGCTCGCTCGACAAAGACGGGTCATAAGTTGGATATAACGTTGGGTCATTTTCAGCCTGACATAACTTAATCGCCGCAAGTTTTATAGCTTTAGGACAAGTCGCCCAGCCGTAAGTACCGGTGATTTTTATATTATTAACGCCGACAGGAAATAGGTTTTGTTCGTATTTTAACCGCAGTAATAATTCAGGGTCGCCGGCGGAGCCGATAGCCGATTCGGGATTGAGATAAACAGATTGCCCGTCATAAGTCCACCAGCTTGTCGTTAAAACAACTCCTGATATTTTTATTTCCGTAACTGTCAAGACTGTTGGCGCAAGCCCTAAATCAAGCCTGTCTTTACCGTTGCCGCTTAGATAGATAACAAAATCTTTTGCGTAAAAATAATCCTTTGTAATTTTCTCAATAAGCTGTTCCGCCCTGTCAATTACATCCTGTCTATCGCTTTCACCGCTTCCCTCGCCAACATCAAGAGTATGAGTGCCAACGCCAACATCTGCAATATCAATAGCAGTGCCAGCGGCGGCATTCACCGGAGTTGTAGCAACTTTGATATGCGTAGAGTCCACGTTAATAGCATAATAAGCAGTATCTTCGACAAGCGGACTCGGCAAAGTATCTGTGCTGCTGAATCTTATCAAAGACGCAGTGTCAATATCATTAGCAACAGTTATCTTGTCATCTGCAATATTAACCGCCGAAGTCGCAAACGTCTCTGTGGAGCTAACCGCGTCAGGCCAATTTGTTACATCTGATTCAACTATATAGTTTCCGGAAACAGACATTTCATTTCCTTTTTTAAAATAGGGGGTGTATTTAAACACCCCCTTAAACCTTTAAACTATGCGAGACTCAAAATTACTTCTGCCGCATTAGCCGCAAAGTCATCAAGAGCCGCAGCCGCATAATTAGTGCCTGTTAAACTTACACATCCGATAGACGCAAGAATTTGAGTGTCCTGTCCGCCAGACCCGCCCGCGTCTTTCATTATGCAGCCTTTAAATACTGATAACGATGCGATAGTGGCTGTTCCAAATTGAACACCGCCATCAAATTGAATACTTGTAAATCTAAATCTGTCATCAGTATTTGCAGGAGTGATGTAGAGCAGGCCTTCCCATATA